ATTTCTCTGGTAATTCTATAGTTGTTGTATTAGATGCTTTTATAACTTGTCCACTTGTTAAGTTAGTGTTAGCAGACGTAAACGCATCTCCAGGTTGATACGTTACGCCGTTATGAACACTTTCTTCTGTAGCAATATAAGCAGTTGCATTAGTTAAAACTCCGGCCCCAGCATTTATATATTGACTTTCTAATCCCATATTAAAATCCACCGGCTGCTTAATGTAATCTAATTTACATGATGATATAGTAGTAGAATCTCCTTTATAAATAAGTAATCCTGTAGAATCTTCTAAGAAGTAAGGCTTTTTATTAGTTGGTTTTCTGAAAGAACATTCTAATAATGGGCCTCTTTTATTATAATCTGTTTCTCTTGCATAAGTTGTATGTCCGCTAACCGTAAGAGTCAATGCTACAAATGTTTGATAATCTGTTGGGTAATTCACATGATTTATATAAACATTATCATTATAAGCCCCAACATTTGTCGGCGCTGTAGCACTAGTTTTAATAAGCGTGTAAAGCTCGTCTCTATACTTTTGAATCCTATCCAAACCGGTTAATTGATTAGAATTTACTGTGTCAGTTATGCTATCTATTTTTTTCATAATAGCATCGTTTACTGCCTTATTCTTTTCTATGTTATAAAACCTTGATGCGTGTGTAAGATTTGTATAAAAATCTACGGCATATCCTACTTGTATAGCGTTCATTGTGTTAAATTTTTAATAAAAGTAAATAAAAAAAGGGCAAGTTTTAAACCTACCCTTTCTTCGTTTTGTGTTTAGTTATAGTTATGCTGTTTTAGCCTCCGCTTCCTCGATAATTTTTTTTAATATCTCAGGAGTCATGTGAGGTAAAGCAAATCCTTTAATACCTAATTCTTTAGCTTTTTCTTTTAATTTATTAAAGTCATTTTCGCTAGTTCCAGTAGTATCAACCGACTGTGAATTTAATTTTTCAGCTTTTAACTTTCTTAATTCCTCAAGCTCTTTTCTCATAGCTTCTTTCTCTGGATCAACTTGCTCTTTTACAAACGCCATTGACTTCTTAGTTCCGTTGTCAATATCTTCACATTGTGTCTTAATAGAATAAGCAATATTAGTTTTCTCTGTTAGGTAGCTAATTGCTGCGTCTTGACTATGGCCCAACAATAATCCACCATACATAAATGTATTTGTAGCATAATCTAAACTAATAATGTTCTTAGCTCTTGCTTTATGGAATATTGAGATAAACTCTCTGTTAGGATTTTCAAATATCTCGATAAACTTACGCGGCTCGTTTTCTGCTACTCTGTAAACTTCATCTAATAACATATCGTGATTTCTATTAGCTACCACGTTAACCCCAATATTTAAAGCCATTTCTTCTAATTGGTCATGTTTTAATGAAGCAATAATATCTTCACATCTACGTCTTAATGTACGTTTATCAATGTTTTTAGAAGCATTAACTTGTTTATCAAATATCTTGTAAATAGGTTTACCAGATTGATTTGGACTTCCTTCTACAGATGGACTTCTCATTGCCATAATATATAATCGTCTGTCCGCCGGAATTGATAAATCAAACATCATGTTACCATCTAGTTTAACAATATTGTGAGCAATAGCTTTTGTTCTATCATCCACTCCTGTATGTAAACCAAATAACAATCCTGTTTCTCTATCCTTATAACGCTTAATGATTACTTCATCATCGTTCTTAGGAGTTCCTGCAAGTGTTAAATTGTTTTTTAATCGTTTAATTTCAACGATTCCTTCTTTTGGGGCCCAAATAATGTGGTCCAAAATTGCGTACTTGTAGCCGTAGCCCGTTCCGTCTTTTACGATTTCGTAATGAGTTCCCTCTACTAGCGTCTCGCTTGTAATGTGAGTTGAGTTCATATTTTTATGTTTTAAAATTTAAGACAAATATAAGAAAATAATGCAAAGTTGAATTATTTTGTAACCTTTTTAAAATATAACAGTATAAACTAGAAAATATAAAAATATGCAATACTCACCAAAACTTAAAAAGGCGGCTGAAGAAATAAAGTCTGTATTAAAAAAATACGATATTGCTGCATCAGTAGTTCTTCATACTCCTGGTTTTTCAGAATTTGTATTAGAAATAACCCCTAGTTATTCTTGTGCAAAATTAAACCATGACAACATTCATTTTAAAGCAAAAAAAGAAGATTTTAATGATGAATTAAAACGTCATAAAATAATAGAAGACACTGCTAACATGATGAGTCTACTATCTGAAACAACAGCTAAAAACGCAATTATGCTAATAACTGTATCTGAACAATTTGATAAAATAGTAGGAAGCGAACATGATAAAGGAAATTTTACATCACACACAACTCAAAACAATTAACAATATGAAATTTAGAAAACACGGAGACTGCTATCATTTAGAGTCAAAAAATGATAAACATGAAAACAATGATTGGATTATATTCTATTGGGGAAACGTATTTGACATTAGCTTTGAAATATGCGGATATTTTGATAATAGACCTAGAATAAATTTAGATTTAATATTTTTTAGCTTAACATTTATATTACCTTTTAGAAACAAATGGATTCACGAATGCGACCCTCCTAAATACGGAATAGCAATTCATAATAATACACTATGGATTTATCGTGGAGGCAAAGGTAATATGAAAGGTGGAAATAAATGGTGGACATGGAATATACCATTTGTTACAAAAGACTGGGTTAGGACTTCTATTTTACTAAAAGATGGAACATGGGAACATGAATTTAGTGGAGAAAGAAAATCATTTTATAATGATGAATGGAAAGAAAAATAAGCTATTTGGAATTACGACTTTATTGATAAATACGATAATTCAATCATTCCAACTGTAATTTATGTAGAAGAAAGAGAGTGGAGACCAAAATGGATGCAATGGACTAGTTTATTTGCAGTAAAAAATAAAACCATAGATGTTCATTTTTCAAAAGAAGTAGGTAGACAAAAAGGAAGTTGGAAGGGCGGCACAATAGGATGTAGTTATTCCATTAAACACAATGAAACTCCTTTAGATTGTATTAAACGAATTGAAAAAGAAAGAAAGTTTTAAAACTAAAAAACCCCTAACAAATTAATGCTAGGGGTTTTACTTTAACTTATTTCAGATTAAGACTTTCTGATAATAGCCCAATTTTGAGTATTATAGATAGCAATTAAATCTTCTTTTAACATTGCAAATGTATCTGCGTCTTTTTGTGTAATAGTAGTTCCTGAACCAACTCCGGTCATACCTTTTAAATCAGCAGTTACGTTAGCACGGTTACCTCCATTTGCTCCTTTAGGGATAATCTCCATGTTAGGACCACGAGAACCTTCTAAGTTACCTCCAATGTATGTTCCTGACATAATTGATTTTCCATCAGCTCCAGTTGCAGGGAACTTCAAGTTATCATCAAATAATGGGTGAACTACACAAGTTAATGAACTTCCACCATACTTAATAGTTGTGAAAGTATAACCAGCTACTACATTAGCAGCACCACCTTGTTCTGATTGGAAAATTTGACCATTTAAAGATGCTGAAATCACAGACGCTTGAGTTTGGAAGTTGAAGAAACCATCTGTACCTGTTACGAATACTAAGTTAACCTTAGAGTTCTCTTGGTTAGATTTCTTAACTAATAACTTAATTACATCAATAAAGTCATCAGAAGTTGCGTTACCATCAACACCTGAACCGTAAACTACATTACCGCCTTGGATTTGCTCTTCAACACCATCACCAGCAGTAATAACTCCTTCTCCATCTAAATCAATATAAGGAGATGCAGCTCTACGAGAACCATCTGCATTTTTCATAGATGATAAACCAAACCATTTTTCAAATTCGTTCTCACCCGCGAATAAAGCTTCTGCTTGACGTACTGCTTCGTATTTCCATCCTTTAGTTAAACCATTAACACCCGTGTATTCATACCATGTAATATCATTAGCTGCCGAACCTGTAATAGAAACTGTTTTACGTTGGATAGTCATATCTAAGATAAAACGATCGGGAGACATTGTACGAGAGTAACCTCTGTTTGAACCTTCACCGTAGTTAGTAGACACCGCCATACACGTTGCTGTACCGTTTCCGTTTGGAGCTGCATGAGTGGCATAAACGAATACTTCACCTTGCTTGTTTTGGAAGTTATATAAGTAACCGTTAGCTGTTTTAACCGGCTCAGACATTACTAATGCTTGATAACGGCCTGAGTTACCAAATAACACGTTGTGTCCTTTATAGATATACTTATCTTTAATTAATAATTGGAAAGAACCATCACTTCCTGATGCTCCTACTTGTTGTAAAATCGTAGACGGTCTGTCTAAACGTCCCATTACAGAGAATTGTAAGTTTGAGCTTCCGATTGGAGTTCCTTCTGGAGCTTTACCAAATTTCTCATCTGCCGTTACGTTAATACCGTAAGGGCCTACCGCACCTGAAGTTAATAATGTAGAAAGCTGACGCATATCAACTTGATACATCATTTTTTTAACCTCTGGGAATAGGTTTTGATTTTTCATTAAATCTAATTCTGTTGTACATTCGTCAGTAAAGGTACCGGCTACGATACGAGTCTGACCTGGATTTTGACCTGGCATAATTTTTATTTTTTAGTTTTTAGTTGTTTTTTAAATTTTGTTTTTACTTTAATCCTGGTTCGTCTCTTAATTTAGCTAGTCCTGTTTTTTGTTCCTGTATTGTTGTGCTTTTACCTCCACCTAAGTTCTCCACCGGAGGCACATTACTTAACTGTTTTGTTACGGATAGTTTACCTTCGGATTTGCTCTTAGCAATTGCCGCTTCATAGGCTTTTTTCCATAACTCATGGTACATAACAAACTCTGCTTTTTTAGCTGGGTCGTTTAGGATTTGGTCGTACTTACCTTCACTAAATTTTCTTGCCATCACTTGTTTAGACTCAGGAGCAATTACAGCACCCATAAAACTTGGAATTTCATTCAAAGCCTTTGATACGGATTCTATTTCACTGCTTCTTTTTTGTTCTAAAAACTTAGCACTGTTTATTTTATGTTGTTCAATTATATTATCATATCTCTGCCTTAGATTAGATTCTTCATTATCTAAATCTAATCTTAGTCTTGTTGCATCGTGAGACACCTGACCGCTTTCTACTGCTTTTTCAACGTCCGCATCAATCCATTCTTGAGTAGCATTCGGGTATCTTAAAGTCAAATCTTCTCTATACAACTCTACATCACTCATCGCTTTGTATCTCGCAATGTTATTAAAAGGTGCCTCTATTTGCTCAAGTGTCATTCCAGTCTTTTGAAGTTCAATCTTCATTCTTAAAGTCGGGTCCACATCAGCTAAAAACTCCTCAAACTTCATTTGCTCTACCTGCTTAATCTTCTCCTCGAAAGGTTGAACTTTAGCAGCAATATAAGCTTCAGGAGTATCTTCTGTAATATCTAATCCTTCCGCTTTAGCATAAGCAATCCAACTTCCTTCTTCCGGTTGTTCAACTTGACTATTTTCATCATCTAATGTTAAAACAACCTCTTTATTCTCTTCTACTTGCTCTGTAGCATTTTCCCCTTCAGATTTAGCTTGCTCTTCAGCATCTACTTTTAACTCTCCTTCCGGATTAACTTCTTCTTTTGCCTCTTCTTTATTTTCTTCTACGATTGGTTTTTGTTCTTCTACCGCCGGCTGTGATTGACCAAAATCAATCTTTAAACCTGGTTCTGAAGCTAACTTACTCAAATCTGCTTTCGGAGGAGTTGCAACCACAGCATCTCGCTCGGTATTTTCTGCAACTATTGTTTCATTTTCTGGCATATTGTTGTATTTTTATTCAAATGTATTAAAAATTTTCATTACTCAGACTTTCGTTGTTAAATTTATGCTGATTAACAGTAATTTGATCCGTCATCTCTGAACGCTTTACACGAATATCAGCATCCGCCTGCGCGTTTATCTTATCAATATCGTGTTGTTGAGCGTCTTCAATCTCTGCTTTTCTCAAGTCTAACTGTTGTTGGAATTGAGCTTGTTGCATTTGTTGTTGAGATTGTATCTGTGCTTGTTGCTGAGATTGTAATAACTCTTTTACTTTTAACTCTGCATTTTCTAAGATAGCTTTTTTCTCTGCAAATGTTTCTGCCAACATGAAGTTTAAAGCATCGGCCTGAGTTATTTCTTTTGCGTTTAAAGAAGCCTCCATTAATCCTTTCATAAAAGTATTAACTTGAGCATACTTACTTCCATCTTGTATATGAACACCGTAATCTTTATAACCTACTTCTTGAGTAACTTGTAGATATTTAAACTTATCTGTACCTAATATCTGTTCTCCTTTTTCTATTTTATAGAAAGCCAACGTTACCTTTTCAGATTCAACTAGCTTATTAAGAACTTTACTCATATATAAATGTAATCCGTAAAAGAATGGTGCTGTAATTGTTCTTGATGCTGTAATTGCTTGGTCTGTATTAGATACTGTTGCGCTTGCCGAAATCTGTCCCTCTCTATTTTCGTTAATACCGGTCATTCTATCCATCATTGCTAATAAATGGTCTTTGAACGCTATTAAAGATGCAAATGACTGACTTAAACCTAAATCCAACTCTTGAATCATGTTATTTAAACTAACATCTCTTCCGTGCGCGTTACCGGTAGCTGAAGTATCATAAGCTGTAAATCCGTTATTAATTACGTCATACATTACTTCTTTTACTGATGAGTTTCTGCTTAACGCCGCCTTGTTAAACCCTAATGATTTTCCACTATATTTGTTAATATCTTGAAGTATCTTGTACATCACAATATCAAACACATTAGATAAGTTCTCTAATTCATTCATTAAAGATATTCTCTTTCCATCTACTGTTTGACAAAGAAACCCTACATAAGAACCTCCGAAAATACGAGTAGGGTCATCAACTTTTCTCATTTGAAATAAAGCTCTACGTCTGTTAACGTCTAATTCTGCTATTCCGCCGATACGTGTCGCTTCCCATAAATCTTCAGCGTATTTAGCTATCACTTCATAAGCTCCTTTTGCAACTTGTTTATCATGCCAATCTTTATTCTTTTCATACTCTTCAGTATTCATTTCGATATAAATATATGGCTCACTGCTATCTAAAGCTAATTGAGTAGCTGTCTTTTTTAATCTTTTAAAATAAGTAGGTATCACTGACTTCCATTCTATATGCAGAACTTGAATCATTAAATTTCCTCCAACAATTTTTACCCCATTGTTGTTATTTCTTCTTAAAAAGTCTGTTGGATTTTGAGCGATACTATTTACTAGATTAACCTGAGTTTCTGTAAGTTCAAATTTTCTTAATACATCATGCGTTGACATATAAATACAAGAGCCCATTATCGGACTTTTCTCTAAGAAAATATCTCCTTTAATTTCCTCGAATATAGCATCTCTTGGGTCAATACTTATATAATGAGTTTCTCCTTCCTCGTTTCTCTCTATTTTACCATAACACATTGATGTAATCGCTGTATTAAGTACATCTTCTGAAAACTTTATCTTAATATCATCTTCGATAATCTTATCGTTTAAGACTATCTGCATGATTGTTTCTTCTTTGTCTTTTGGGCTTATTTTATCCCAAATCGGATCGTCCTCACTTTCCGGAACCGGAGCCCCTTCCATTACATCAACCCCTACTTTATCTTTTAATTGCTTTAATTCATCTTTAGCAATCATAGCCCCATACATCATGTCCATTTTAGCCATCTTTTCAGATTTAGCTTCACGGTTTGTTGTTTCTACAGTTGCCGCCAATGGTTGCATTAAAAATTCACCAACCATTAATTGAATCTTAGGTTTATGAGCTCTATAAGCTATATACTTAGCCTTATTTGCTTTACCAAATGTTTTAGTTAAAATACTTATGCTTTCAGGAACTTTTACCCCATTATAAGATAGGAAATCTTTATCCATCTTATCCCTAAGAATATTACTACCCCTCCAAATATTTTGAGCGTAATCTAAATGTAAAGAACACCACTCAGGTGTTTTCTTATATTGGGGAACCGTCTGATTTGGAAAAATATTAGTACTAGCCATTATTGAATTATTTTATTCAAAAATAGTTAAAATTCTTTTACATAAAACTTGAACCACCAAAATCCTTTTCAGTTCCATAACCTTGATTGTTTTCTTCATCTAATGGTATATGTTCTCCATTCTTGTCAAAAGCCCATCCGCCGAATGAGAAAGGGTTTTCTTTTTCTAATTGAGTATTATCTCTTGGCGGAACATTATTGCTTACACACTGCATCAACGCTATCCCATAAGCGTCAGCCAAGTCATTATCACTTCCTACTTCTACTTCATCAAAGTTTCCTAATTGGTTTATTAATTCCGGAAACCAAATATTCTGAACATCATAATCTACTGCCGTCTGCATCAAACCAACCATCATCGGGCGGCTATAAGAGTTTAATGATACACAAAACTCATTTGACTGTTTACTATTTTCACTTTCAAACTTAGTTGGCCTTGGAGCTAAATATCTAGTACATCCAAAATCTTTATATGTATTTAGTAATCCTGAACTTCCGGCTTTATCTATTAGCGTATCTCCTAATAAATTATAATAAACCGATAACTTAACACACATCTCAAAGAATACTTCTTTCTTTTTTGGACGAGTAAATATCGTAGCCACCGGCATATATCTTGGTATTCCAAATGCATTAATAGACGTAATTACACACATGGCCCCTAATGATTTAGAAACACCTTGGTCTTGGTCATAAGGGTCAATTCCTGCTTTATATAGTCCTTGTAAGTTTTTAGCAGGATGATAGCCATCAAGTATCAATACGCACTCAGATTCATCATCTATATCTTTTGCTGCAACCGCCCTTACTTTTAATGGCTCTGCTCTAGTTCCATCTTCTTTCAATACCCATTCTAGTTTATATTTAGAGTATTTACTCTTATTTATTGTTATCTCGTCTTGTTGAGCGTTTAACTTCTGTATGTCGAAGTTATTACTAAACATCTTTCTAAATATCTCTGACTCATTTATAGGGTTGTTTTGTAAGTGTTCTAAGTACTTTTTTAACTCGCCTTTCTTTAATCTTTCTCTTTCTGCCATAATATTTTCCATGGCCGCTTCTCTATCTTCACATCCTATAATTTGGTAAGGCTTGTATTTTTTAAGTAAGTTAGGTGTTTCAGACACATCTTTCCCAAAACGAGTTGCTCCTCCGTAAAAAGGTTTTTTAAATCTATCTCCGGTAATTAAGAATTTAACTGCATTATAATCATTAGGGTTTTCCCATACTTTTTTGAAGTCTTTAGATCCTTTATTGATGTTACCACCTGTACCATAAATCATAAACATACCAACTTGAGTATCTCCATCCATTAAACAGTCATTAGTAGCACTGATAAATTCACATAAATTCTCAAATTCTCCTGACTCCTCCGCAACAACATCGTTTAAAAATAATCCCTTAAACATATTAGGGTTGTTGTGCATGGTTCTTACAAATATCTTACAAGCATTGTTCTTTAATGTAGTCTTTCCGTTTTCTATTAACTCATATCCGGAAACTACTTCATCAGGGTTATTTAATAAAGTATTTACTCTAAATTCAGACTGAAGTAATGCCTCCGAATCTTCCCATTTAGTCATAAAATCCTCTGCGTATTTCTTTTGTCCGGCCGCTATTCCTGCTTGATAAGACTCACTAAATCTAAATCCGTGGTCAATAACCGCCTTTTGGGTAAATTCAGATATACCTGCTCTTCGTTTTTTACCTATAATTAAGTTCTTTCCATTAGCTTTACACCACTCTATAATATAACATAACTGTAAATGTAAGTCACAAAAGTCAGGAGTAATTACGCCATGAACCGTATTCATGCTATTAAAGTTCATGTAATAATAAAATCTTCCAGGAATAAATATTCCACCTGTTTGATAACCATTAATACACCTGTATAATTGTTCTGTCCAAAAAACTTCGTATTCCGGAGTTCCTATTACTTTAGGGTTTTTATAAGCATCCGCATAATCAGGTATTCCATTTGTTATTAACGGAGCCGGATCGAAACCTTTTCCCTTAATATACGGCGGCTGCGGTATTGGTAAATCTTCTGCTCTCATCCTTTTTTAGCTATTACTGAACGATACATTTTTTGATTAGCCTTCATTTTTTCCAAGAAACTAAGTTCTGTATTACCTTTCAGCTCTCCATCAATCAACTTCTCTTCTACAACCTCAGATTCTATCGCGCGGATAGCTTTTCTAAACTTATCAATAGAGTCCATGGCGTTTTTTATACCGGTGGCTGAATTGTCTTCTTCTAAGATAGCTAATAAAGAGTCAATCTTCTTATTATACATCTCTATCAATTCAATATTTCTATTGTACTGAAGTGATTTATATGCTTCTATCGCGTCCTTTATTCTTTTTGGTCGCTTATCCTCGTTTAATAATTCGGGTTTATTATCATTCCATACGTGGAATATCGCCTTAGAGACTCTCTGTCTCTCAGGGAACTGTCTGTAAATAGAATTATAATCGTATGCAAGTATGACAAAAAGAATCTCTTTATCTGTTAGTAAAGCCAACTGCGGTTCCAATCGAACTACATCGGGATGTAATACTTTGTTGTTTTTTGCATCTATGTAAAATAGGTAGCTCATAATAAATTGTTTTTTATGCTAAAAAGCCGTGAAATATCTCATCCCACGGCTACTAATTTAGTAAATTTTTATCAAAAATTATATTTTAACTAATTTTCTTGATGTTATAGTTTTAACATCTGATGATTCAGATTCACTACAATTCTCTTCAATCTTTACTCCAGGAACAAAAGTAACAGCTTCCGCAACATTACTTCCTTGCTGAGTAGTTACTTGTACTACACATCCAACTCCATCAATCTCCATTGCTTTCGTTGACTTCATCCACCCTTCGTTTACAGATGATGCTTTTGATAATAGTTTAAATAAATTACCATCTCCCCAAAAAATAATATCTTTCACATTATCTTTTGCTTGACTTGCCGTTGTGTTTGTTAATGTTTTTTCCATTTTTTTTTATGGGTTTAATTAAGCCGCCCAAGGCTATTTATGTTTTGATTTGTAAATTACACTTGTTTCCATGTATCTTTTGTAATATAAAGGAGTGTCTTGAAATTGAGTATTGTAGTTTTTAATCAAGTCTTTTTTATCTTCATTAGCCACTACAGCCCATATTATACATCCGCCGATACCGAAAATTAAAATTATTGTTGCTAGAAATTTCATGTTTTTTAATTCAAGTTTGAATTATTTTTAAAATATTTCATCATCATCCGACACATCTACAAAGTCTGCTTTAATCGTGTTATCTAACATATCCTTTATCTCATCTTTGAATGTTTCTAAGAATATCTTTACATCATTCTTTAGATAGATAGTATTGATTACCTCGTTCTTATAACTTACTAATCGGTGGTCTTTATCGAATACCGGAGTAATTAAATCAATAAACAATCTCTCACATCCCCTCCCTGTTAACTCCTCGAATAAGTAAGCATAAAAAGATAATTGGAAACTGATTTTAGTAAATTTCGTATTAGGTAAGTGCTCAAATGGTTTATTTAACCACGGCTGTCCACTAACCGTAAATAAAGAATCGTACCCTTTTTCAAAACATTTAAAGTCAGACAAATGAAACTTACTGTCTTTTCGATTAGAAGTCAAGCTTAGTTTATCCCAACTTCCAGCAACTCTGTATTTTTTAGAATACGGAACGCCTTGCTCAAATGTCTTATTATAGATTTTATACTTTTCTAATACTTGAGGTACAAGTTGTTTTAAATCTTCGTCAGAATCTAAAATAGTAGCTGTTTGAGCGTACAATTCTAAGGCTTTATCTATTCGTGTTCCGTTTACAGCAGTTTGTTCCCATCCCTGCTTTACTTCAGTTGCCGACTTGCCATTAGCTCTACTTACTAACTTACTTATACCTTCAGCATCAAACTTCTTTACAAGTTTACCATATAGTGCTGAAAATGAGATGTATTTATTGCCTTCTGAATCAAAATACTTGTGCTCTTTAGGTTCTAAATACACCTCATTTGGAAATAGATTATGAATCATATTTATTTTTTAACTTTAACTGGTTCTGCAACTTCTAGTTTTAAAGGCTCTACTTCCATAGATTGATTTACTGTAATATCTTCTACTTCAGCTTCATCTAATTGCAACATTACCGGCTCTGTTTTAGTTTCTAAAGATACTTCTTCAGCGTCTCCTTCTTCATACACTTCATCCGGACGAATAACTAAGCAGCCTAATTTCTCAAGGATAGATTGACAATAATCAGCTTTCTCTTCCGCCGACATCTCATTCAATTTATCCATATCCATGCTCTTGTCCTTACCGTGACGTAAATAACTTATCATTAAGTCTTCATCACTAATCTTTTTCAATCCTTTAGTGTATTGGTCTACTTCCAGTAATAAAGCATCAATAATACTCATTACTTCATCAAACCACTCATAAGCATCGCTAGAATCTGTTTTCGGGGTGCTTAATGTGATAGTTTTAGTATCAAATACTCTACTTGCTACTTTAATCTTAAAATAACCGGCTACACCTTTCTCGAACTCAATAGATAACACATCGCACCCTTCAATAAGCATTAACTTATCGTTTTTAGGAGTTGAAGCAGTTATTAATCCGCAGATATTAAGTGCAAAAAATCTTAACTCGTTGATTTTACCTTCTAAATCTCTGTTGACCGGATGTTTGACCCCATCTCTGAAAGTATTTGTTACTAATTTGTTCTCTTTTACAGACTCTACCGTTCCTTCTAGGATGAGCCCTTTTAATCCGCCAGCTTGTACCGTGATTTTTTTGATTACTCTTTCTTTACTCATATTTATTTTTATTTAAATTTATAATACACACACATAAAACCATACTTATTTATAAATACCATACCGGTACTTGTGGAGTAAGTTTCTCCTACACTATAATAAGTCGCTGTTTGATTTACATAAACTCCGCCCATCCCGTTTCACTACTTTCATAAAACATATAATCATCAATATTCGACTAAATAATAATAGTCACCGTCACCTTTTGCTCAAATCTCATCTCCTTTCTGTCTTTATCTTCTAATAAGAATCTATCTCTATCTAAGTATTGAGCGTTTAAACTTGTTTGAATACTAAAAGGAAGTCTATTGCCGGCGCCATCAAATGCTAAGTGTTCTTCAGCGTATAAAGAAGCATCTACAATCGGATCTAAATGCCCGCCACTATACAACTCCATGTATTGTAAATTATATACACTATCGTATAATGCGTAAGGTTTTATTCTACTTATTGACACCATGCTAAATTAGTTACTTTTTGTAAATTATCCTATTTTTTAATTCAAGTTTGAATTATTTTTTACTTTTTAAATACCATTCATAAATATCATCATTCATTCCTTTTATTGTTTCAAAAGGAAACGTAGTTTTATTCCATAAAATCCAATTTATCTCTTCATCATCCGCCGTTGGAAAATAATACAACACTATCTCATGCGGCGTCATATCTTCTAGTAATGTTAACTTCTGCATATCTGTCTTTCATCTATTTCTTCAAAGTCAAAATCACTTAATAAACAACTATGAGTCATTATTTGCCACCCAATGTTTATCCATTGCGCTATAATCCATCTTCCTTCATGCTCTGATGAACTAATTTCTTTTACCCAATAATATCCTTGTTTCCTTTCCATAGTCTTTATTTAATTAATTCTAATTGATTTTCATCATACCAAGCGTGTTTACCTTTAATTTCATCCACGGCATATTGAAATCTTCCTTGTGTTAAAGCTACTTTACAAACCACTCCTTCTTGTCCTACTAACTCAGGACTCGTATCTATCCACCACATATCTTCTGTTTCTAAATATATGTTGTCCGGTTCGCTTTTACCCTTAACTCCTTCAACGCTTTCTTGAGGAACATCTTTTCCAAAAAGCATTCTAAGTATATCGTTTTCTAACTTAACACGATATTTAGCGTAAAAATCAGATTCCTCTTGGTAATTCTTTTTACTCTTAAACATTAAGTGTCCGTATTTAACCACTTTAACTTTATCACCTATTTTAAATTTACTCTCCACCATTTCGGCGGCAATATTCTTTTCTTCCATACCAATTATACTCTATTATTATTCTAAAGGTTACAATTTTTTACTAAAAATTACTCTATATTGAATACTAGCATCTACCGGAACAAATCCCAACTTTATACAATCAAACATCTTATAATGCTCTATCTTACTGTCAATCATATTTTCTACCTCATAACTCGCCGCAGCAAAACACACATCTAAAGCTTCCTCAAAACCAAACTCCTTAAAAGCCATATCTATTATCCATTGTTCCATACTATTTACTAAAATCTTTTACTACTACCGCCCACTTACTAAATCTCTTCACCTTATCTCCATCACCTACTATCCACCTCTCATCCCTCCAATCCCACATCAACACCTTTCCATCCCTCACCTTCCTCAGTTGCTCTAAAAACTTCTTCATTCTTCCTCCTCCTTATATTGAACTACCACCGCAAAAAACAACCATATAAAATATCCCTCATTATTACTTCTATTCTTCCCAACTATCGGAAATAAATACCACGTGCTAAATGCAAACTTTAATTTAATATTCTTCATATCCCCTTTTTCAAACATTATACGGAACCAATTACTTAAAGGTTACATTATTCCTAAACTTTTTTTAAATGATTCTTTTCATCAATAAAAAAAAATTATTTTTAAAATTATTTTTATAGTATTATATGGGTTGTTTTTGCAAAAAGGAAAACGGATGACGTAATGGGGGGTATAATTTTGAGAGGTTAGAAAGTTTACAGATTGAAATTAGGATTTTTAGAGGTTAGGAAATTAGGTTAGAGATGTTTATTTGTTTTTATACTATGTTATAGAGTTATTATGTAAAATATATTAGTGTATAGGATAAATTAATACTTTAGAACATCCGCCACCTTGCAAATCAATTTTGTTGATCCGCCGATACACAACAACGAGCCGTTAAAACATACATTTATAATTCAAAATTGAATTATTTAGCCGTTTGTAATCGGATAATACAGTTTACCGCTTATCATTGTTTTTAACCGTTCATGTAATAGTCATTATTTTAACATTTACCGGTAAAGTTTGGCACGAATAAACGACTACAAACGGATAATTTAACACATGGTTTTTTGTACACTTTTAGAGTATTATTTTATTATCCTAATCGCTGAGAATCGCGTATATAATTTTGATCGTACATTTATACGGTTTATTCAATTTATACGAATTAGAGGAGCGCCCGCCGATCATCCCAGAATTTTACCACTCATAAAGCCATTTTACCACTTATGTAATAGTTTAGTTAAATAGATAGTTTGGCATGATTTTAAAATGGCTTAAAATAGCCTTAAAAATTCGTACGAACGGTAATATAAACTGATGAACGGTAACAATAAACAGAAATAAAGGATATATCTTTACATCAAGAAACAAATAAATAATAACCCTTTAATAATTAAAAACCATGAAACACACAACAAAATTAGAGTTAGTAAGCCTTATAATTGATGCTATTAACGACGGCAGATTAACAGATAAACCAGTAAGCGAAATACACAACGAAGTGTTTAATACTGATTATTTTATCATTGGGCGTTATGAAGCCGAACAATGGTTAATTAATAACGGCGGAATATTTAACGCTATTGAAACTATCAAACAATACGAACAAGATAATTTTGGAGAAGTTAACACGGATTTAAGCGAACCTGAAAGAGTGTGTAATATGTATGTATATATTTTAGGAGAGGAAATAATTAACGGCTTAAACGCAATCCGAAACAATTGGGACGAATATTTAAACGAAGAGTTAAGCACCGAATTAATGGAAGAACTAGAAAATATATAGCTCAATTTCGACGAATTTAGTAAAAACCCGATAAAACCCCGCATTTTTAGACACCATTTATCGACAAAAGCCGCTTTTTAATCGACAAAGTATTTTAAATTTTAACCCTTAAAAACATAGAAACCATGAAAAACCCGCAAATAGTAACCCGACTAAATCAAATGATGCAAGAGGAGAAAATAAGCGCAATTAATTGTATATTAGATTATTACAAGCAATTTAAACCACATTTACACAACGGCGACACGTTCGATATGCTTTATAACATGGAAATAGACGAACTAAACAACGTTTTAAGCGACATAATAAGCGAAATTTACGCAGAATGCAACAAATTTATAACTCGTTTAAACGGCTGGTAGTCAATAAGTTGGAGGTATAAAAATTATATAATACCTAAACTATAATAGGTTTAAGATAATCGACAACAAACGGCTACAAGAGTTAAAGGATTAAATAACAGGAGTATTAATAATATAAAATATAAAGACATGAAAAATATAGTGATAAATAGTAACACAGTTAAGTTTAACAGTCATTTAACGCATAATCCAGAGTGTGACATATTAGAGTTAAGGATTGATAAAGACAGTTTTATGACATTTGGAATGTATGTAAAAGGGGATAAAAAGGGAACTAAATTTTGTGAGTATTACAGAGGGGAGAATTATAATGTAGGTAGTAAGTTAAAGAGTTACAGCAGAATATGGTTATTAAAAGATATACCTGTTAAGTATATGCCTATATGAATAAGATTAAGGAATTATTATGTAGATAATTTTAAATAATAGATAGGTACAGCCGCCGAATGGCAAAAACGAAAATTAAAAATTAACACTTTAAAACTTAAAACGATGATAAGTTACATAAACCACCAAGGAACCGAAAGCATAAAAGCTCACACGGACATAATGCTAAATAATAAGTATATAGGCTACTATATAAAGCAAAATGAAGTTATAACCGCTTTTATTGAAATAGATAGGGAAATGTACGCAGGAGAGTTTGAGAACACCGAACAGATAGAGCAAACCATTAAAGAAATTACAAGCAATTAACAAAAGGAATTATAATGCAAAGTTGAATTATAAACTATTAAATATTAGAAACCATGAAACAACTACTAAATACATACGGACTAACAAATACTATTGAATACTTTTATATGATAAACGATAGTTTTGTAAATGGACAATTCAAACAAGCCCACGAACAAATAAAAGCACTACCTAAAAAGAATAAAAAAGAACTATTATTTAACGTAACAGTTGGATACATGGAAATGAACAAAGAAACAAAAGAGTGGATTATTAAACATACGTTAGAAGTAATCTAAATAATTAAGGGAGCTATAATGTAACCTTTGTATAAATAAATTAGTATAAACTTTTAAAATATCCGCCGACTATGAAATACGAAATTGTAATTTTAACCCGCAAAGGTCCAGTAAAAGAAATTTACACCGACACCCAAGACTTGAAAGAGTTTGAACAAGAGATGGTAAATAAACACGGACAGTTTATTATGCTATCAAGTACTATAATCTAATAAGGGAACTATAATGTTAAACTAATTAAAATTTAAAGACTATGGTAAATTTAACTAAAAGCGACTTAATAAACATTGAAGCATTTAAACAGCTATTAAAATGTGTAAGTAATGATATTAAAGACGTAAAACAAGGAACAGCCGCCGCAAGTGAAAAAGCTAATCTAATCATGAAACTGTATAGACAGCGTATTCAATTAATTAACCAAGCGGCGGACAAATACCCTCATATTAACTGGCTTGATGAATCAATAGGACAAGACAATAGTTTTGATCGCAGTTTAAAAGACACAATCCGGATGAAAATCGAAAGCAGATTAGGACTAAATTAGTACAAGGACGTATAATGCAACACCGGTTAGTTAGTTTAATTTAGGCAAAACACACCCACAAATAGGGTCAGATAGCGAGTAGCAAGAAAATATCGGTTCGAGTCCGATACTAACCACAAAATAAAACAATATGATACACACTAAATTACCATACAATCCAATACTAGACAGTATGAACTACCATAACGAAGTAGTGACTATAGTGTTTAAAAGACAAAACTATCAAAGGAGTTATAATGTAAGTCAAGAACTAGCATACAAGCTTTTTTACTCTAAAACAGCCGCCGACTGCCTGAAAATTTATAACGAAATAAAGAAACTTTGTACAGTAATTAACGTAAAAACAATTTAAAATGGCTAAATACGAATATAGAAAAAGCATTGTAGGTTACAGTGTAGATAAATACGACAACGGAACCTGGTTTTTTGAGCGCAAGTTCAGAACTAAAAGAGAATGTATAAACTACATTGAAGAAAAAACTAAAAAACCAATGCAACCAAAACAACAATTAAGCATTTTTTAATTCAAAATTGAATTATAGATGATAATTTTCAAGCGGAATTATAATGCAAACTAATAACTTGTATTTAAAATCAAATTATACTTATTAAATTTAACCCACGCTCTAACGTCTATTAAAAAATAATGTACCCTACTATAAAAACACAAGCGTCGTTAAAATCAAAATAAATCAATATTAAGCCGCCGAGTGATATTTTACCATTAAGGGGTTAGTGGTTAAGGGTTTCTAAAATACATAAGGCGGCTTTACTTAAATTTGTAACCATGATCAAAGAAACTGAAATAACTATTGACGGAGCTATAATCAATATAGCCATTGACTTCGAGTACTTTAAAGAGGACGGAGAAGTTACTATCCGCATAAACTCAATTATGAATGGTAAACTAGAAATATCCGAACTCATCCCTGAAGAAGAGTTGGAAGATATTAAATGGAAGTGCCAAAAACACTATGAGCAAAATTCATTTGACTATTGGGAGCAACGATACGAAGAGCGCAACTCCGGACTTGATTGGAGAAATCTTTAAAGGGAAGTATAATGCTAATCCACTCTCTTAAACACTATTGATTCTATATCGTCCAAGCCTCTAAACCCTGGATTAACATAAAAATTCTTACCACTTCTAGCTATTACGTTTGACTTTATTAGTCGGCGTATTGCTGTATTTAAACTAGGGTAAGGACAATTCAATTCTCTTCTTATCTTCTCTCTTGTGTACTTACACATCGAAAATGGAGTGAACATATCGAATTTAATAAGGACTTTTATCACTTCTATTTCCATGTCCGCCGATACCCCAAATTGACTTGCTAATAACTTAATATAAGCATCCTGACCTCTTAATGGTATTATTTTAGACTTCTTTTTTTCCATTATAAATAACTTAAAATGTGAGATATTACGTCAACCGTCCATCCGTTTCCTAGCTGTTTGTACATCTGAGTGTCTGAAACTATTTGTTTGCTTTCTTTAAAAAAGTAATCATCTGGAACTGTTTGCAATCTACAACACTCTATCGGAGTTAATCTTCTTATTCGATAATCCTTTTCAACCGCATTTGTGTTTCCTGTATCTAAACAATAAGTTTTTCCATCATTACGAGTTAAATGTCCCGTTCCTCCTTTTCCACTTTTTGATGATCGTGGCATCATATTATGAACTATTAAATTATCTTTCTGTACAGAGGTAAGACAAATTGTCTTACCATCATTTCTAGGCTCTAATTGTTGTTCTGTTGGTAAACCTGATTGTCTACTTTTAGGATTCTCAGGGTTACGTCCACGAGACGCTACGCAAATATATTTACCATCAGTAGGTATTTTATTATATCCAGCAATTAAACAGCCATGTTTAGAAGTATTTTCATTTATAAAATTTTGCTTTCTATCGGATTTTGATATTGTTTCTAATCTTTGATTTGATAAATAATATCTTTCGTCAACTTCTGGCTCTAAAATATCTTTTAATAGTATTCCTTTGTCTTTTGGTTGGGGTATTTTACAGTAAAGTTCACCAAATAAACCATCTGACTCAGCTCCAATGTTAGTCCAGTAAACACGTTTTCTGTTTTGAGCTGATAATAAAGCTGTTAATATGTATAGGATTGATTCCTATGGCTCTGGTAAGTATCTTTTCCCACTTTACACCCATTTCTACATTCTCAAGTAAAAACTTTATATTAGGATTTATTTCAAGTAATTCTGCATATATCCTCATATACTCCCAAAACAAATAAGATTGCCCTTCAAATTCAAATCCTTGACTTTTAAGTTCTAAATAGTGTTTTAACGTCAATATCTCAATATTATCTTTAGTACTCATCCCTTTACGTTTTCCAGCAAACGAGAATGATTGACAAGGAGAACCTCCGGCAAGTAAATCAATATACCCTAAATCAGAACCTTTAACGTTTCTTACATCCCCTAATTGAATTGTGTCGGGATAGTTAGCATCGTTCACTTGAATAGCGTATTTATCCACCTCACTTGAATATCTTGCCGTTACTTTTATTCCTAATTTATCTAAGGCTAACCAAATACAGCCCATACCATTAAACAAACTCAATACTTTAATCTCTTTTTCCATACTTACTATTATATTCTGTGTAAAATTTCTCTATGTTATTACATAGTTCTGTTAATTTATCTTGTAATTCTTGTCCGGAATACTTATTCACTATTTCAAGGTATTCTTTATGTCTTGGTATCTTATAAAACCGGTTCTTATCATTTGTAAACACTACATAAGGGTTTATCATAAATCGGTTCTTACCGGATATTCTTATTATTAATCCTTTTTCTATCAAAGATATTAGTGCCGTCCGTGCGTTGTCTCTCGAAGTTTTATACTTCACCTTATTTACTCCATATATCTCCATAGCTCTATCTGATGCTTTATCAAATTGTTTTAGCAGTGTGGTGGTATAAGTAAAGGTGTTTATCCCATCACTATAACCTACCAACCAGGAGAATAAAGCGCACTCTGTCGGATCTAAATAAAGATATATATTATTCCAATGACGAGTAAATAACTTTCCGACACCTTTATTTACTAAGTCTTGTTTTGGATAT